GGCTCACAAGTCCGATAAATCCGTTTTCGTGTTGGTGCGTGATCTCATAGTCCACATCTGCCCATTCGGTACCGTTGTTTTGGATGGCAATTGTCTGGTAGCCGCTCTGTTGGACGCCAGTGAATTGTTTTTCTGCGGTAGAGTATGCTACTCCGTCCGGGATGAGCCATGTGATTGTTCCGCTACTGTACATATCATCCTCTTCCAGTACCGGCTCTCCGTCCACGATTGCGTCATAGTAAATGCTTGGTTCGTCAGAAAAAATCAGTCTCTTTGGTTCTTTGCTATACAGAATTTCTGACATTTTTCTGCGGAACTCACTGAGTTCCCTTGCCGTAGAGTTTGAAATACGAAACTCCATTACAATCTGTTTTGGAGAGTACGTGGAATGCGTAAACTCTCCTCCATTTACATTTTCAATGCTCCTTGTATTATTTGTGATGGAAGGTGATAAGTTCCGGTCAAGTTTTGTAATCTTAACCGGAATCTCTACGCCTCCATATGTTGCTTTAAGCAAGCCCAACCCTCTCACCTCCTAATAGTTTCTCGAAATCATTCATCTTTTTTATCATTGGTCTAGCATATCCAACCGTCTGCTGTGCGACAACTCTTCCGTCCAGCGTCGTTGTCAGATTGATATTTAGATTAATATCTTTTTCGCCCATAACCTCCAAGATTGATTCCTTAATATAGCCTTTTAACGATCTAAGTGGAGTGATTGCTTCTGCTTCTCTTTCTGCAGCGCCACCGATTCCTCCAGACGGCATCTGGAATAATGCCGGTTTCGTAAGGATCCCACCATCTTTAAACCATTTCACGTCCAACATTGGCAGACTCGGTAATAGATCTGACAAATTGATATCTCCAATACCATCCTCGTACCCAACTCCACGATAAGCAGCAGCGAGACTTCCGTACCTCGAAACTGCATATCGGATGGATGCAAGCATATTGGATAATGGATCGTAGATATTTTTATCATATCCCGGCATTGCATAAGCTCTAAATGTTGGGTCAATGACCTGCATCAAACCCTTGGATGGAGTGCCGTTTATCGCATTGATATCCCAGTTGTTGATCGCATTTGGATTTCCACCAGACTCTGTCTGCATCTGGTATAACAATCTCTGTAAATTTGCTTCGGAATACTGCCCTGTCATCTGCAGTGCTCTTATTGCAAGCGTTCTCCACTGTTCCACACCAGCACTTGGATTATAATTAACGTTCGATTGCGTATCAAAAATTCCCTTTACAAATCCGACCACACTATCAAATACCGTGCTGACCGCTCCTTTCGCCACGGAAATCCAAGGTTCGAATGCTCCAGACAAATCTGTAAATTTATCGATCGCAATCTGCACAATTTTGCTCGGGTGCGTGATATAGTCCCATACACTTCCAGTAAAATCTTTAACCGTATCCCAGACACCGCCAAAAAAGTCACCGATTCCACTCGCAAAATGCGGGAGTTCCTCCAGAAAACTCTTCGTCTGGTTCGCTGGCATGATTTTCGTACCTTTCTCCAGTGGCAAAACTACGTCTCTCCCCTCCGGAATAAATGGTTTTCCGTTTGGCGGGATGATCATTTCCTTATATGTAGATCCTTTTTGATCATTAACGACACCAATCGTATCTCTTTGTAGTCCGTCTGTTCCGGATGCGAATTTAGGATAATCCCACTTATCGAATCGCATGTCCGAACCAACTGCATCCAAAATCCAGTTTACCCCTCCGATTACTCCGTTAACCGCTCCTCCGATCACTCCAACAATGGTGTTTGCAATCCCTTTTAAAATCGCACCAAGCGAATCTCCTAAGGCCTTGAATCCAGCTTTTAAACCGTTAAACATCCCCTCGAAAATGTCATTTATTCCGCTGCATAGCGTTTCGATGTCTCCTGTAAAGATTCCGGCAAATGTTTTTATAATTCCTTTTATCGTTTGGAATGCGGAAGAAAACACGCCTTTAATCAATTCGAACGCCACTTTGATAATGTCAACGATAGTTCCAAATACTCCATCAAAAAGGCCTTTAATCACTCCGAGTGCTGTGTTAATAAACGGAGAAAGGAATGCAAATAGATTTTGAACAGCTTCCATGATTTGCGCTCCATATTCATTCCAAAATCCAGTAATTGCGGAAAGTGCATCTTGAAATGCGTCTTTAATAGCTTCTAACGCAGGTCCGATATAGGTGTTATATACATTCTCTGCAAATTCGCTCACTGCACCTATTACAGTATCTATAAAACTTTTAATGTCATCTCCAAACACACTTAAGACCATTGCTATAGCGGATATCGCACCAACAACTTTTAGTGCTGTTCCGACTATTGGCAACAATATACTTCCAAGCATCTGTATAATTGCAATAATAGGGGCAATCGCTAATGCAATCGCAGACAATCCAGCAAATACCTCGATAAAATTACGAACCGGTTCCGGCAATTTTTCGAACTGCTCCATCAAATCTGCGAATATTTCAAACACTGGTGTCAGCATTTCCGCGATATCCTCTCCGATCGGAGCGAATGCATCAGATACTTTTCGCATTGTTGCTTCCATCTTCTGCGCAGATGTGGTTGTGTTATCCTGCAATTCCTGTGCTTTCCCATTTACATCAGTATAAGCATCACCGACAGATGTAAGAGACTCGATAAACTTAGCCCCTCCATCTTCCGCCATTGTTCCGAATGCAAGGGCTGCTTTGTTCAACTTATCCTGTTGGCTTTCTGTGCCCTTTATATCATTTATAATTGTATCAATTACCTGTTTTTGCGTTGCGCCGCCCTGTTGCCACTGTTTAAACACATCCTCGACAGATTGACTCCATTTCCCAGTACCTTCTTCCAGCTCTCCGGTTTCCTCGTTGAATTTGGACATAGAATCCGCGATAGTTCCGTCAGCAAGCCTTGTTGTCGCTTCGTTGATTGCATCATTCACCTTGTCCAGATTATACGCTCCACCTTCAAGGCCATTCTGCAATAACTGGAAATATTCTTGTGCGGAATATCCAGCTTCTGCGAATTTTCCGGAATACTCCGATAGGTTGTCTCCCAACTCATTTGTCTTGTCGAGTCCGTTTTGCACACCGGATACATACAAATCCATTGCTTTTCCAGCATCAATATTAAAGTGTTTCATCAAACCATTGATACCGCGCAAACTCTCAGCCATGTCTATTCCGTATATGTTTTCCAGTGTAAGTGACTGTTCCACAATTTTTTCCAGAGTTGTGTCATCCAGATCCTTCAAGTTGTCTTTCACCAAAATCACCGCATCTGCAACGGCATCCATAGATTCTCCAAGCCCACGTTCGTAGACCCTCTTAATCAGATCTGCGCTGTTTCCTGCAACCTTTCCGGTTTCATCAAACCTTGCGTTTACTTTCGCAGTTGCATCTTCCATATTTTGAAAACTTTCAACTGCTTTTTCTCCGATTTCAAAAATCTTATCTCCGACACCGGAAAGTTGATCGGCTGCTTCCAGCAAGTTCCCAGATGTTACCGCACCTTCAACCCCTTCAATGGCGTCTGTAGCATCATCAGAACTTGTTTTGAGCTTGTCGATTGCAATTCGAACTTGATCAATTCCAGACTCATCAATCTGGTTCAGAGCAGTTTTTAGTTTTCCGATGTCAGAATCAGCTCCGAGTACAGCCCTACCAATTTTGTTAAGCGCAACCGTCATGTCATCTGCGCTTGCAGTTCCGTTTCTCAGAGCGTTTGTCAATCTCGTTCCCAAAACATCCTGAAAATCATCCAGAGACTTACCTGTTGCTTCAAACATTGTCTGCAACTGCTTCGTGCTTTCTTTTAGGGATTTCTGCTCCGACTCCATCCGACTGATCTGAGTGGTATAAGATTTTAGATCCTGTTCCGTTTTCTCAATTTCCCTCTGGAAATGTCGGTACTCTTCCGCGCCGATATCACCGGTTTTAAATTTCTTCTCCACTTCCCCTTGTACCCGCTTTAAGGCATCCAGCTTCTGCGTTGTGTTTTCAACTTGTTTGCTCAGCAACTCCTGTTTTTGCGCAAGCAACTGTGTATTCTTTGGGTCAAATTTTAACAGCTTATTAACGGAGCTGAGTTCACTTCCGATATTCTTCGATGTTTTTTCAATTTCGGACAATGCTTTATCCAGTGCCATCGTGTCTGCACCGAATTTTATTGTGATTCCTTTTATCTTCTTTGCCACATTCTCACTCCTTTAAAAGTTATCAAAATCTTCCTGTGTTGCTTTTCTTGCAGTCGTCTTTTCATCTTTTTTCTGATTGTCGATATACTCCTGCACGTAGTCCAGACAATCTCCGATCGTCATTTCTTCCATATCTTCACTGGTTAATCCAACCTGTCGGCAAACATAAAAAAAAGACTCATTCGTGAATGCTTCTCCACTCGATGAATCTTTATCACTTATTTTTTTTTACTTGTCGGCATGGTATCCGTAAGCAAATCTTTTACTTCTCCCATGATTTCATTGAGCGGGAATACTTCGAATCCATCCAACCACTCCAATGGATCAGGAATCGTCCTGTCTGCTGTTTTAGCCATTGTCCAGATAATGTCGTAAAACACCTCCATGTCCATATGATCCAGCGATGCAAAAGAGATATCCTGTATTCCAAGATTCTTTTTTGCTCCTTTTCCGAACACTTTTGCTACTTTCATCAGGTCCGCAAAATAATCTCTGCCAAACTGTGCTTTATATCGTTTCGGCAATGCTGCCGTTGATTTCAATTTCACTGGTTTATTGTCAATGTAAATTGTCTTTTCCAAATTTATTCCCTCCATACAGGGTGAGCATATCCGCCCACCCACATTTTTTACGCCGCTGCTCCAGCTTCTTCATACACTTTTGTATACCAAGAGTTATACGTCTCTTCATCCACTCCTGCGGATGTAGACGCTTTAACCAGATTATCGCTCGGTCTCGGGCTTGCTACCATTGCCAGTTCTGTTGTATTCGGATCACCACTATCTTTTGTCGCACTTCCAACAGATGGTCTGTTTACGGAGCAGTAATACAAGAGATGTCGTGTCGCTTTTACATCTCCCTGGAACTCAAACATCAATGCAATATTTGCTGTCTGAGCGTCAGAGTTTTCGATCAGCACTCCTTTTTCTGTTTTCTTTTCTTTCAGCACTTCCGTACGGAAATCTTCCGGAACTCTAGCAAGCGTCAGAGTACCTTCGTATCCCTGATTGTTTGCGTTTGTGTAATAATCAATGTCATCAGCTTTAAATCGGATCAGCTCACCACTCTTGTCGAATGTGATGCTTACCGCACCCGGCAATTTCTTCGGTGCACCGTACGTGATTTTTCCACTCTCATCCACTGTAACAACAGCGTAATAACAGTTTCTCAAGCCAAATTCCACTTTGTTTTCTTTTGTCTGTACAGCTTTTGTTGCTCCTGCCATATGTTACCTCCTATATATCAATTTCGTATGCTTTTAGATACATACCTTCGGAATCTAAAAAACTCTCGTATGATTCATACGAGAGTTGATTATCGTTTAATAGTTGCTTTACCCTTTTTTCCAACTCGATATCTTTGTACTCAGTGTACACCTCAATCGTGACAGCATATCCCTCGTGATACACAATATCGTCTGCATAAAATGCCACATCCTCGTCCGCATAATACACGATGTACGGGAGAGCCGGAACTTGACCGGGAGCAAAACATCGGTATGCGATTGGTAGATTCAATTCTTTTAAGATACCTTTTAAATCTGGCAATGTCATTTTCACAGTCTCCTTTCCAGTTCTTCCACATATTCTTTCACGCATTTTTGCTCCACTTCTTCAATATGCGGATACGCCTGTACTTTTCCTATCTTCCTGCCGCCACGCTTTAATTGATGCCCTTTCTCCAGAAGATGCGTCAGTCGATATGTCGGATCTTTATTGTATACCGTGATTCCGCTTCTACCTGTTGTTCTTGTCCAGTTTTTCGCATAAGTTCCGCCATTTTTACTTTTTGGACTTTCCGCTTTGAGCATTCTCACAGCTTTCTCCGATACATTCATCGCAACATCAGCAGTCGTTTCCTTTACTTCCTCTGTATATTCTTTCATCTGCCGCATAATTTCTCTTGCGAGTTTGTCAGCACTTATGCTTTCGCTCATTTTTCGATCCTTTCCGTACAGGTCAATTCCAGTTCTTCTGCGCTGATCTGATACGTTTTCACCACTTTCAGTTTCTTTCCGTGGAATCGGATATACCTCTGTCCTCCATATTCATAAGGATGCACGATCAAAATCTCTGAAATTTCCATGTTGTTCTGTCCAGCAAGGTAGAACTCATTTCTGGACACTTGCTCTTTGCAACACCAGATCTCCTGTTCCGTTTCAATCGGTACTTGCTGACCAATCTCATCCTCTTCATACCCGTTGGAAGATATCAATACCACTTTTTCATCCCATGTTCGATCCATTTTGCACCGCCTTAATCATCAGGTTGTTTAGTCGAAACCGGATGCTCCTCGGAATCACTCCATCTTCTGGATGATTGTACTTCCACGTAGCCCAATCCAGCACAAGCAGGATGTGGTCATATCTCTCTTCCGTGATACGAACGCCGTATACATTTTCGCATTCGTCAAGAATACCATCTATGATCGCATAAAGGACGGAATCCCTACTATCTGTAGAGATTCCAAGTCTGTCTTTTAATAGTTGCAATACAATCACTCTCATAAGCATACTCCTTATGAATTCGCCATGATCCCCTGTTTTTTCATCTCCGCAAGAATCGCATTGATTTTATTTTTCAGGTCAGTTGCGGTTTCTGTGGACAAATCTGCAATCAAAGCCATCTGTTTTACGCCACCAAGCGTTGTCTTGTTTGCTGCTGGAAGAGTGTAACTTGGTCCCGCAGGTCCCTGTGCGCCTGGATCTCCCTTGTCTCCTTTCGGTCCTGCTACTCCTGGATCGCCTTTTTCACCTTTTGCCCCTGCTGGTCCTGCCGGTCCTACTGCTCCTGCTGGTCCCGCTGGTCCAACCTGCTCATTCTTTACGCCCTGCTCTAACTTATTCAGTTTCTCTGCTGTAATAACGTCATCATTATTCCATGTAGTTGGTGTATATGCCATTATTGCCTCCGTCTCTTATTTTGTTTTACCTACTTTTGCCTTTCCGACTTTCCCTCTGCCAACTAAGGCCACATCGTCAGAGGGAATTATTCCCCCGGTGTGTATGTAATGTAGAATCCGGCGTCTGCATCCGTTTTCTTGACATCATATCTCACAATACCGGCAAGTAGTTTACCGTAAATCTGGTTATCTACCCATTCAACGCTTGTCTGTTTGCGGTCAAAGAATGCGCAGAATGATTTCGGATCACCGACAAAACCTTTTAATTCGCCAGCTCCTGCGATCATTTCGTCATCCAAAACGATTACCTCTTTGCCAAACAGCATCTTTCCGCTTGAGGAAGTGATGGAATCCTGCAACAGATATCTTCCATTCTTATCTTTCAACTTGTCCAGCTCGGCATACAGCGAAGCGGAAATGATAAATTTCACAGGATACACTTTTTTGATTTCTTTGTTTACCAAATCTTTCAACCCGTCCAGCCCTGTAACACTTTTCGCTGTTGCACTCTTTAATACAGTTGCGATATCTGTATTTCTTGTATTTCTGGACTGGTCATTGATTTCATCCCGGATCAGACCTGTTACATCATAGTCAGCATCATCAATAGCCTCCTGAGAAATCGGAATATATCCTCTTCTTGTTGCGATGCTATAGTCGATATTTGAGATTTTTGGTTTGGAAAGCTCTGGGTTCTGTTCCAGTTCTTCAACAGTAGACATTTTACTTCCAGATTTCGCAATTACCGGGTATTTCCCAGACGCACTGTTGACACTTACATTTTTCACGTAGTTTTTCAGATCTACAATATCCTCTGGTTTCTCCTGTGGAGCAAGAATTTCTACCGGGATCAAAATACCTGCATCCGCTTCTTTAAATCCGCCCTCTCTTACCTGCCCTTTGGACTTCACAAATGCGTTAATCGCGCTTCTTGCCTCTTCAATTTCTTCACTTCTTTTACCCATATCTTTCTCCTTTTCACGTTTTTCTGGAGCTTTTTCATACTCCTTCATTTTTCCACGCAGCTCGCCAAGCTCTGTTTCAAGCTCGCTTTTTCTTTCTTCGTGCGCTTCTTTTTCCTCAGTAAACTTCGTAATCTCTTCATCCACAACCGAGCGTTCTTCCTCTGTATTTGCTTCTTCAATGGATGTTTCCAATTCCTTTTCTCTTGTCTCAAAATCTGCGTCTTTTCCACGCATTTCTTCCAGTTCCTTCTCTTTGTCTGCGATCTGTTTCGCAAGCATTAACTGTCTTAAAGCCATTATTTTTCTCCTTTCAATCTCCTCGTGGCATTACTTCGCCACTGCACCAACTGTTTCTCCCGATACTGTTCCACCTGTGCATGTCTCGCCTGTACGCCCGTATCTTCATAAGCCGGGAATGTGCATACAGACACTTCGTGCAGATCAACTTCTCGTATTGTCCATTTCACAGTGCCGTCATCTCTCCAGTCCGTTTCCTCACGCACGATGTTAAAACCGAACGAGCACTGATCCACATCTCCACGTTTTACCCTCTCATACAGGTTCATTGCGTCTGAATCATTTTCATTAATATCAATTTCGCCCCATAGACCTCTTGTATCGGTTCTCAGGCGTAAAGTTCCAACTTTTGTCCGTCCAAGTACAAGTGTGTCATCATGGTTTGTCAGAGCGCGGATGTCGTTGCTCATGGTATTTACAAACGCTTCTGGTGCGATTTCTTCGTAAGCTCCCGGCCACAACTCTGTTTCGGAATTAAAAACAGCGAAGTATCCGGAAATTGTTTTCTTTCCGTCCTCCGCTTCTCGTGTTTCAAACTCCGCTTTCCACGATCTGGTTAAGTTTTCTTTTTTTCGCTCCACTATTCATCACCTCCCCCGTTTAATTTCTTCTGCTCCCCGATCATGCCTTGCGGTATAAAGTTTTCAAGGATGATCAGATCATTTAATCCGTCTTTCGGAGAGTCGCCAATCAAGTTAAGTACGTCATTTCCTGTATAAATTCCTCGGATATACAGATTCATTCCGATTTCCGCAAGTTCCTTGGTGTCATAAGCCATCAGGCTTTTCGAGTTGCATTTAAAGTACCAATGCGGGCTCTGAATCAAACCTTTCGTAAGTGTCTGCTGGAATACGTCCGCAATCGACTTCACCCGCGTACGGACAAAGTTGTTGTATTCATCCTTGTTAAAACTTCCGACCCCAAGAAAAAAAGGCGGCACATCCAACAGGGATGCTACCGTCCTCTTATCAATCTCGACCGATTCATTGATTGCGATATCCTTAAGGGATAGTGGTTTTACCTCGGATACCTCCAGAAATTCCGCAGGTATGATCCACGGCTCACCCGGTTTCGATTCTTTCAAATATTTTTCTTTAATTTGCTTTCTTCCGGCTTCGCTTGCAAAATCTTCCGACATTGCATCTACCTTAACAATGACGTTTGGCATGTACTGTCCACTCATAAAAGATTTCTTAGTCGCATTCGCCTGTTTCAAATTAGATGCGATATCCTTTAAAGCAAGCCTGTAGCCCGTACCCTTCCACGGATATTCTGGGTTCGGGTTGATTGCAAAGTGCAGCACTTCACTGGGATCATATTCCTCACTTCCGTAGATCACCTTGTATCCTGTTGGCGTTTCTTCAAAACTCGTCATGGACGGCTTCAATGGAATCAACTCATCAATGTATCCATCCCTCATCACCGGAAGGACGACTGCGTTCCCGTCACCCGGCAAGAGCATCGAGTAAACAATGTTGTAAACCCACGCTTTTCTTGTCATCAGCGAATACGGATTAATGTCAATCTTTCGTGATAACTCATTCTTAATTCGGATATCTCCATGTGGACCATTTTCCATCAGGTGGATTGTCATACCGGAAACAAGATCGGCAATCTTCTGACACGCTGCCCGAATTTCTGGATTCTGCGCCAGCGTTGTGTACCCTGATGGCAATAAAAAATCAGAGAACGTAGCTCCCTGATACACGAATACTTTATTCTGTGGTTCTGATCTGATACTCTTCTGCTTCTTTTTCTTTGCCATTTCTTTCTCCTATTCTCTCTTTAACCATTTATTTGCTGCATTTCCAAGTGCCATGTCGGCCAGCATCTGGCAGCACGAAAAAACTCCTGCATCGAATAAATCAATTCGTCTTACACCGCCGTCTCCATCTACCTTTTCGTACTGAATCATGTCATCCACTTTTTCAATTGCCCTTACGTTCTGCACGCAATATTCAAAAGCGTCCGAATGTAGATAGTAAAATTTCTTATTCTTCACTTTCACTTCGATATGCCGGAATCCCTCAGACTTCACGTAAAAATACTGTGGCTGATCTTGAATCTTAAATCCAGATTTTTTCATTTTTAAGAAAAACTCTCGTCCGAATTTCTTGTCGAATCCAACAATTTTTATTTTGAATCCCATCTTTTTCATGGAGATGAACCAATTCACAATGTCATCTGGGAGCACTGTAGCTGTATTACTCATCGTCAACCATCCGTCTTCTTCCCATCCAAATAGTGGGATACCGTCTTCATCGCCTTTTTTAATTGCCGCTGCCCTCGGGAAAAATGCGTGTGTGATGCAGATGTCGACATCTTTGTATGTTCCGTAGATTGCGCCGGCTGTTAGATCGTGAAGTTTTGATAAATCGGCACCGCCATACCATGTGATCGGCAGTTTTGCCAGCTCTTCCAACGACCAGTTATATTCATCGTCAGATGATCTGAATTCGTTGATATCAAAGTAAGCATTTAAAGCATTCGTAAAGATGTTCAGTGTTTTGTTTAAATACTCTGCTCTCAGCTGCGGCTCATTCATTGCCTGCGCTGCATCATCCATAAGGTCTTCTATTGTAACAGTAACTCCGATTGACGGCGTGCACATCTGCAATACTTCCGGATCATCCAATGTCGTGATCTCGCCTTTGCTGTTTAAAACATTGCCTTCTTTGTCCTGATCTGCTTTGCAAATAAAAATAAAATAGGAGTCATACGCCTTTTCTGTATTTGTTCCATCCAAAACTCCATGTAACGTATTTAACCTATTTGCTAAAAAACCATCTGGAATATCACCAGCCGTAGAAATACCAATCAAAAGCTTGTTCCGATACGCTTTCATAGCATTTTTCATTAATATATATTTCTTTGCCGCTGCTCTCTTCCAGGAATGCAGCTCGTCAAGAATCAGGCAGTTACAGTTCAGAGAGTCCAATTTGTCCTCTTGGTTGGCAATCGCATACATTTCTGCGGTACCATCTCCGAAATCAATACTAATGGAATGCTCTTGGTTATTGTTTCGGATTCTTAACTTATTCACATCTCCACGTAATGTCTCGACGTTATCCACCAAAAATCCAAAGCTTTCCATGGTCTGCTTTACAGAGTTCGCAACAATGTACGTCTTTGCTCCAGATCCTCTGTCTAGAACGCTTTTTGCTTCTGCAAGTGCAGCACTGAAAGATGTTTTCCCCTGTTTTCTTGGTAAAAAAATAAGCGCTTCGTTAAAACGCCTAATATCTGTTCCTTTTCGGAAAAATCCAAACAAATTTACACATACAAACTTCTGCCAGTCCGTCAATAACATTGGAGTGCCTTTAAAACTGACTCCATTCTTGTCCTCACCTTGTACGTGGTGGATAGTTCCCTCAATCAGATCGATCACAAAATCAAATTGATCACTGCGAAAATCTAAATCATCACGTTCTAAATCTGTCAGAAATCTCTTACACGCAAGCACTCTATCTATGTTCACCAAGACTTTTTTACTTACGATATCCTCCGCATAACGCACAGCCGTATCGAAATGCGGGCTGTTAATATGGGATAAGTCCATTTACTTCCCCTGCTGTTTTTCCAGTAATAATGCAAATGCAGATTTCTCTTTTTTCGGCTGTTCAATCTCCGCATTGTACGTTTTTGCATTTAGCATCAGTCTGTCAGAATACGTCCCGATGTCCTTCCGGAGATTTTCGAGACTCACGAGAATAGGGCTTTTTTTACCCCCACTTTTCTCCGTGTCCAGAATCACTTCGTATCCAGACTCTTCGAACTGTTTGCTCAGCACATTGTACTGGTAAATCATATCTGCATAGATCTCAATCACCTGTTTATACTGCACTTTGTAGGTTCCGAGCTCTTTCATGTATCTGACTGTTCTGTCGATGATTGTTTGCTTCTGTGGTATATATCTTGCCATCTATTCTCACCTCCTTATCTGCCGGAAAATTTATTTTCAGAATCCCGCGCTATTGGAAAGAGTCCTCTCTCCCGATTCTCCTGAGATATTTTTAATTCTCAAAAGGGAGGGGGGGATACCTGGATCTCTTTGATTTCCATTTCCATTCCGGCTCTATCTTTAAGCCATTCTGCCATTCCGCCTGCCCTTTCCTTGCCAAGTGTAACTATGTTTACCCACACTTTTTTGGATACAGGTTCACCGCTTACACTGTAGCTGGTATATATATCTCCTTCGCAACACTCCATGCATGTCTTAACAATATCCTCGATTACGTTCAGCACTCCACGCTCGTAGTCACTTACTTGTCCTTCCCATCGGATTTTATACATCTTGATTTCTTCCATGCTTCAAACTCCCTTCTTCTTTTCCTCTGCCAGTACAATCCAGCGTTCGTTACCTTGTCTGTCTTTCTGTCGTGCATCCTGTCATGTTGTGCTGCCGACATGCTGATGAGATTCCAGTCCACAAATGCAAGCTCCGGATACTCTTCCAGAGGATAGATATGGTGTACTGTCGTAGCTTCTGCATACTTGCCGTACCTCTTAGACTCTTGGCACTGGTATGCGTCACGTCTTAGGATATGTTCTCTTTTCTTTTTCCACTTTCGGCTTTCGTAAAACTTTCCCATGCTTCCTCCCTTCGATCAGTTTTCCACAGTCTTTGCATCTCCACGTATGCTCCGTGATAAAGCTGCCATCATTCTGTCTTACAAGATCTGTACGGACATATTCTGTCTTGTCATGCTTACATAGCATTCTTTTGATAATACCCATGCTTTACTCCTTTAGTGCATAATAAAAGCACCCATCTCTGGATGCCAAGAATGTAGGACTACTGCTGAAAGAATTAATAACGCCAACAAAAACCAAAATAACCAAATACACAATCAAAATTTGTAAGAAAAAAGGAGGAACCTTGCAGTAGTCCACAACGGGTATAGCAGGATTCGAACCTGCGACACATCGGTTAACAGCCGATCGCTCTACCAACTGAGCTATACACCCGTAGGATGCCTTTTATTGACATCCTTTTACCCTATCCGCACTCGGGCACTGACACTAAATATAGATCGCTGAATCTATTTTTGTTTGTTTTGCAGATCTGCGGATATCTGCGTTTTGGTACCATTTGTGATGTAAGTCCGGTGTGCACTCCCAGAACAGACCTCAGCTGTGCAGCCTGCATCTTACATCACAAAGCGGAGCACTTGGAATCGAACCAAGGACACAGGGCGCGACCCTGCGCATCTACCATTGATGCTATACTCCGCATGAAAACACCGCCAGACGAGAAAGGGTGAAAGTCCGGCGGTGTTCCGAATGTTGTTTGGAAAGCTTTTGGAGTCTTTCTTCTAACTCCATGTTATACTATAGACTACTTAAAACGAACAATGTGAACAAAACGAACAAACTTTTATTTTTCTTTCATCCACCTCTGAAATTCCATTCTTGCACTATCTCCTGTGCAATTCCCTTTCATCTTCGCAGCCACTTCATCCCACGTCATTCCTTGCATCACCTTGAACCGGATAATCCGCTGCATCCTTACCGGAGCTTTATTGATTACTCGCTCTGCTTTTACTTTAATCCGCTTTGCGTTCAGCTTTCGTTCTTCCAACAACCGTTCCTCTTCGTCTATGTTCACTGCACTCTCTACACATCCAGAGATATTAAAGCTCTGCGGTTGGTACGGAAACTCTGGATTGCTGCCTGTCACTTTATCCTGTACGATTGACTTTCTTCTGTGCCGTCTGATATCTTCCTCTGTCTCTTTCACAAGTGCTTTTGCATCCATGTACTCATAGATTATGTTCTTGTCCAATTCAATCACCTCCCGGGATCCGCTCTTTTATGTTGTATTTTTCTGCTATGTAGTCCACAGCGTCCTTATTCGCCCTCTCGCCGCCTTTAAAGTCACAGGTAAAGGCTTTATGCCCCTTTTGCTTTAAAGCTGTCTCACAGGGCTTTCTCGTTGCCATCTTGTGTGCTTCTATCTTTCTCACAGTGTCTGCTGTCTCCCTTCTGCGCTTCATGGTTTCTCTGGTCATGCCGTCACCTCAATCTGCTCCCCAGTCAACTCTTCCAACTTCTTCCGCATTTCCTCCACGGTCATTTTCTTTGGTTCTTTGCGCTCCCAGATGAGTTCTAAATTATAGTCCGAAAGCATATCTGCAAAGTTGTTATATTCTTGGATTGCGTAGACACCAACAATATCGAGATCTTTAAAATATCTGTATGTCAAATCTTCTCGAAAGCAGTTTCGATCCGAATATCCATCTTCTCCGATTAATGCTTCGCTTATCACCATTTTCTTGTCACCATTTCGATGTTTCACTACCATCCCATCTTTCAGATCTGCTTTAGTAAATTCTTTCTGCATGTAATCACTCCATTCTAAGATTTCGTATCCTTCGCTATTGCAGTACCGATACGATGAGAACATTCCGGATCCTGTATAGCACATTTCTCCTTTGTACTCTTCATAATTCGTCTTTTCCATATAGCTTTTGCCTGTGCACCATTTCATCCCTTGTTCGTGCATCTGCCTGCAGAAATCTTTTGCTTCTTCCTCAGTCTTACAATGCACCGCAATCCTATTGTCTTTATTTTTAAATTCATCCCAATTAAATTTTTTCATATTTTCTTACCTCACTATCTTCCGCACAATCCAATCTAAAAAAAATCACAAACAACAGTATCGGGAAGCATGCCGCTGCTAAATAATCCTCATGCTCCAGCTCCACATCCTCTTCCAATCCTGTCTTTAAAGTAATCACAGTTCCAAGCCCCAATATGTAGTAAAGGGCTAAGAATGCGATTGTGATTAAAATGTCCATGTTATCCCTCCTTGTATGGTTCTGGTAGTGGCTGCCATGCGATTACTCTTTCAAAATCATACAGTTCTCGCCACTCTGATTCATCCATGTCATAGTCATCTGCGTGAGCGAACCATGTTTTTCTGAAATCATAATCGTCTGCTTCATCATTGTAGATGCAAGCCATATAATAATCTGATTCTTCCGGCAATTTCTCACTTACCGGAATCCAACCGTTTTTACTAGGGACATTTTTGTCATTAGCCAACTCTAAATACTTCTTCATTTTATGAATTGCTTGCACTATCACGCCATCATCACAATTGCATATACCGCTTTCCACGCTACAACAAGCACCCTCACATTGATTAAAGCATTTTTCATTTTCTTCTATTAGTTCTTTGATCGCTACAATTTCTTTTTCTTCCAAGATCTTCTCTAGTACATTCATTTATTTCGTCTCCTGTTTCTCTTATCCATAACACAATAACCTTTTTTGCAATAACATTCTGTTGATTTATAGTAGTTTTTATAATATTTGCATTTAATGCACTCTTTTTTCATCACTCCACCTCCAACAGTTCAAAATATTTTTCCAAATGCTCTTCTGAAATTTGGAAAAATAATTTACTTTTCCATCACTTCCTCAAACAGTTTCCTCGGGAGTGTCTTGCCACAATCGATACACTGTTTCCTGCGTCCTGCATAATCTGTAACATCTTCTGTTCCTCCGATCGGTTCACCGTCAAAATTAAACAATAAAGCTCTATGTACTCTTTCAATCTGGTAATACCCTCTGTTGGAACCACAAAATGGACATTTCTTCAATTCTTCCATGTTACTCACTCCAATCTAATCTCTGGCCGCACTTCTCACAATACTTCATTCTTTCTTTGCTTCTTCCGAACATACCAGTTGTACATAAATTACTATCACAATTCGGGCATGAGTCATACGGTACTCCATCAACTCCAACCAATGGATGGAATACACCTTGGCTGTCTGTCACTCCGTATTTTTTCGGCTTCTTCGCCGTATCCCGCTCTTTCAACTCATGCATCTGCTCCAGCAACTTCGCACACTTGTTATACTGGTTCAAAATATCGCACACAAACCGTCCCATCTTGCATTCTGCGCATTTATCTTCCAGTTCCATTCCACTTAGCTGATCTGGATACTTGCACAGGTCGTCGCATATATGCTCCATCATTTCTGTGGTGATCCCATCCATCCATGTTTCTTCTGTTTTTGCCATTAGTCATTCCTCCTACTACGCAAACCTAATTTGCTGCTCATCCTCATATATTTCTATGTTCGGCACCCTATTCCCGATTTTTAAATACGGGCAGTTTACTTCTACCAGTTTCTGCGCCATAATTGGCACTACACTGTTTCCGATTCTAGCCACTTGTTTTACGATCGGATATCTCCTGTATTTGTAATCCCTGTCAATAATGTAATCCTCCGGAAATCCCTGCATTAATTTAAGCTCTTCCGGTTTTAACATTCTCAAAAAAATATCCTTCAGGACATACTTTTCGCCTTTGATATCCAGAATCACATTTACCAGTCCGAAACGATCTTTCGTAGTAATCGTTGCAAGCGGATTTGAAAGTTCTTGCCCTCCGCCAGTTCCGTAATACTTAATTAAAAACGCAGATATCAATCCAAAATGTCCAGGTGATGTTGTGATTGTGTGTAAAGGTTCGTTGCATCCCTGTCCGATTCCACTTTTATAAAATTTTGTAACAAAAGCTGTCACCAGGCCGTACCTGTTTGATGTGTCGATTGTTTTAATTGGTTCTGTCAGCAACTGTCCTCTTGATTCTCCAATTTTTGTTTCTCCGTGGTACTGAATCATAAATGCAACAGCATCTTTATTTCTCACGATATAGGGAGATGGATTGTCTATTACATATTTTCTGATTCCATTTGCAATCCTTTTCATCGTTGCATCTGCCAACGGTTTTGGTCTATCAAATATCGTTTTCCCTAAATCAGACCAATCGATATATGCCCCACATTCCTGCCATTTCGGATCTCTGGATTTAAAATTCGTCTTTTCTGGCCACACGATGTCTTTTCTGTCTCTTCGAAATATTGCATACCAGCGCTTTCTTGTAGTTGGCGCGCCATAGTCTGCCGCAATAAGCTCCCGGCAGTCGAATATATACCCGAGACTCTTCATTGCCGCAATGAACTTCTTATAATCTTCCCCACGCCGCTCCTTAATCGGATGCCCGTTTTCATCCAAAGGCCCCCACTGTTGGATTTCTTCCACGTTTTCCATGATAATCACATCAGGAAGAATTGCTTTTGCGTGTTTGTATACCGCCCAAGGCAAAATCCGAAGTCCTTTTTCCCTCGGCTTCCCACCTTTTGCCTTACTGTGGCTGGTGCAATCAGGACTCGCCCACATTAAAGCAACTCGCTTTCCTTTCACATATTTCTTCAAATCTACCTTGAAGATATCTTCTGTGAGATGCAATGTTTTCGGATGGTTTGTCTTGTGCATCAAAATTGCATCCGGATCGTGATTGATTGCAATATCTACTTGTCTTCCAAGTGCCATTTCTATTCCTACGCTCGCTCCACCTCCTCCGGCGAAGCAATCTATAATCAAATTTTCCATTTTCTCAGAAGCCCGGTATACCCTTGCCCCGGCCGGAGGCTGGCTCCTTTCTATTTTTCTTTCTTCTTATCTCCCGGAACGATCAACATTCCTTTGATTCTCTCATTTCCTCTTAGATTTTCGCAGTATTCCTCCCATTCAAAGACCTGTTTCTGCGTCCATCCTTTTACCACTCTGCGTTTCCGGATCCCAGTCTCATCCATATACCGGACGAGAATTTCCTTTGAGAACTGCACATCATTCTGTGTATCGTGTAAGACCTTGAGGATATGATCGTCTGTGCATCTAAGTTTCACCATTTCTTCAATCCGGAATCGGTACTTATCCAAAAAATGTGCTGGTCTACTCATTTTCAACCTCTCTTTCCAACCATTCTTTCTGGGCTTTGTAAAGTCCTAGATATGTTTCACGATTACCATCATAATCCCCATGTTCTGCATCTTCTTCAATTCTAGCTAAAAGCATTTTCACTGCGGAGATTTCTGGCGTATCCGTTTCTCCTGTTATGCCATTTAACTTCTCATTGTTTGTCATTTTCCTCTCACCTTCTTCTTCCTCTTTCGCTTGGTACTGCCGTACATATATGCTGCCATGTTACCCGGTTTAAATCCGGCTGACTGTTTCATTCTGCCGCTAAAGCTATATTTCCCTCTATCCATGGTTCTCCCCCTTCAAACTCCACCATGCTTTCACATTCTTTCCGTACCCTGTAGTCTGGATTCTTACTCCAAGTTCCGCTTTTGCTTTCATAATGTCCGACCTTTTAATTCCTGCCGCTTCTGACTCCATGAGCAGCTTCGCCCCGTCATAGCGTCCACCTTCCATCTTGTCTTGCAGCCACTCTGATGCTTTGTCGTAGTCGGTCTTTGACATCGTATTGACCTTGTCCTTGATCTTTTCCAATTGGACGGTGTTGGTGTTCATCTTATTCCAGATCTTTTCAAAATTCTCTTGCATGATTCTGCGGTTCTCTAAAATCTCATCCCGGATGACTGTAAGTGCCTGTGCTGCGGTCATCCCTTTCTTTTCCGGCTCTTTTACCAGACTTCCCGGTTCAAGTCCGAGAAGTAAACACATGATCCGTTCCACACCTTCTGGTTGATCTGGATTATTGGCTATGTAATTCACAAAACTTTCACTTCTCCCCATTTCTAGAGAGAATTCCTTTTTCGTCTTGCCCTGCTTCTCCAATTGCTTGCAGAGCAAAGCGTAATTTATCGTTACTTTCTTCGGTTCCATAATTCCTCCTTAATTCGAGTTCAGTAGTTGCTCTTCCAGAGAGTCCATGTCGTAATTTCTACGATCAAAGTTGTTATTATTTCTATGTGTCGGTTCCGATCTAACTGGCATTCTTCCCTTATCCTGTTCTTTGGATAGCCAGGAATTTATAAATCTTGCGATTCCTCTCTTTGTTTTTCTTCTCGCTTTATTGCTGTCTAACCAAGATTTCATTTTTCTGAGTTCCTGCATCACATCAACAGCAGGGAATAATTCACTCCACTTTGATACATTGTCTTCGTAAATCCAATGCTCTGTACCGTCATTCAACGATAGTGAGATGACTTTTTTCCGGTCTGGAGCTTCCGGCTCCGGACAAGTAGTATTTATACTACTCTTATCTATACTATCCTTACCTAACCTAACCTGGGTTTCCAGAACGTCAACCGCATGGTTACCACTTGGTTGACATGTGGTTGATAACTGGTTGACAGGTGGTTGACAAGTAGTCGAAAGAACGTATTTTCCGTTCAAATTTTCCAATTTATTCAGTTCATCCAAACATCTTGTCTGTGTGTATCTATCTTTCCTGATCGAATTGTTTGTTTTCCAGTCAGAAATCACGATAACGCCACTTTCAAATGGAATGATAAACCCTTTTGCGACCAGTATTTTCAAATCATCTTCCGCTGCTCCAACCATTCTCACGATTTGCTTCGGAGACGATACAAAGCCGTCATCATCAGCTTTCATGCCGAATTGTAAGTACAGAGCTTGAGTCGATGACGGCATTTCAACAAACTTATCTGTGCATACCACATCTGCCGAAAACATTCTTCTGTTCGCCATCACTCATCCTCCGCAATATAGACCACCACGCAAGGCGTGTCCGAGTACACTTTTTCAATTTCCGGACTGGTCACCTGCTTATCGTCCGTATATGCGACTCCATTTAGTCCATCCAAAATGATTTTTGCAATGTTGTCTAAGTCCGGCTTCTTATTCGGCTTTATTTCTCCTTTTAATGCTTTCTCCTTATTCTTCTTAGACCAGCTCTCTGGAATCGGAAATTTCGCTAAAATACGAACTCTCAGAGGTATCTCTGTATAAAGAACGCCTGCGCTTTGTTTATAAATCCTCGCAACTTCCTTTTCGTACTTCTTGCTTTCTGGTGGCGTGTATGTAATGACCTTAAATCCGGCTCTGTGGAATCTTGGTCTTGCTTTTCCAACGGGTTTTCCCGGAATTGTAATTATCATTCGTTCTCCTTTCTGCTCCCGGAGTTACCGGGAGACAATGAATCTGGCTTACTTAAGGTATTTGTGACGTACTACACAGCAGCCATGAACGGGTTACAATTTATAGCAAAGGTTTAACCCTTACTAACATAGTGAAATTCTTGCCGGAACTGTTCTTCTGTTCCGTAGTGCTGCAAATAATACTCCTTGCAGCGTTTTCTTAAGTATCGGTCAACTTTCGAAGCATTCTCCCCTGCCCTTGTTCCGTTTGGATGCAGATCCGGTCTCAGTGGAGCTATGAATCCGTAATCTTCCGAAAGTTCAATTTCTCTCGATGTGTGGCTAAAAATATGATGACGCTCCACTCCGTAAACTCCTGTGTACATGCAGTGATCCATATCTTCTGTAAATATGCTCCACAGCTTCTTTGGTCTGCCGGATGCTCTTTGATGACCTTTTTTCTTTTTCTTTCGCTTCGGCTTTGGGAATGCCATGTCACTGTAATCAATACTCACAGTTCGATCCCCCATTTTTGTCTAAGCTCTTCTTTTTCATCTGGGGTCAAAAGGTCTGCATCTGGTATTCCAACCTCTCTGCAATCTTCCAACACGCCTTTGATGAGTCTGCTCATTTCCTTGGTGTTATACTTGCTTGACCCTTTGTAGCATTGCAGAGTGTGCAATGTTTCAGCTCTCCCCTTTAGGTCTTTTACTTCCTGCGCTCCGCGATCTATCACAATTCGGAACACTGACTGTGCCAGATAGATATCTTTTTCCCTGAGCGGTATGTACTCAAAAGCACCGTGGGATTTTAATTCATTTAGGTACGCTTGCCACCTGGTGATGTCCAACTTTTCCGCTAATTTATCGAGTAACACCCACAAGTAAGAGTTTGCGTCAAGGCTTCTCTTTGCTCTGTATGGCTTTATTTCAAGCGTTAATTTCTCATAATCTTTCAACTCATCATAGGCTTGTCGGAAGTCCTCTTCGGATTTGAATAGGATGGTGTGGCAATCTATCAAACGGCCTTTTAATTTTCCTGTGAATTTCATCAATCATCACCGTAAGTCCTTTTTATTGTGCTTAACATTGTTGCAGCTTCTGTCTCGGTAAGTGTCTGCTCAGTCCTATTGTTTTCTCTCAACCAGCGTTCAAGATTGATACCGTGAGATACGCATAGATTCTTGAGAGTCTTGATTTTCGCTTCAGACGCTCTGCTTTCCCCCGTTTCCGGTATTTGAGCATACATCTTGTTGTATTCCTCTTTAAGCCACAAATCGAACCCTAAGCCGGTATGTATTGCTACGCACTTCACAAACGCCCTGCACATGCTGTTCCAGACTCTTTGCTGACTCATAGAGTTGTCTTTTACAGGGTTTGCCCCATTCATCACAGGTGTTTGCATCTCGTACACTTGATCATCTATCACAACACGGATTCTGGTCTCGTAACATCTATTTTCAACTCCGTTTTTATCTTTAAACACCGCTTTTGTCATCCTTAGGCTACTTCCTGTTTCTGGGTCTGGAATCGGAGTAAAATAAACATTTTCAGCCCCATTTTTATGTAATAAATCAATGCACATTGCCCAGTTTAAATAGTCCATACCATCTCTTTTTTCGAGGTATGGTTTTACATCTACTTTCCTCATTTCTTCATAACTTTTAAGCATAGGTTTCCTCGCTTTCTTCCTTCACCCAACTCCCGGAGTAAAACCATTCCACCAGCATTTCTTTAAATTCTTTTTGGTCATCCGGTGTCCCATGCAAGCATCTTTCCAGTGCGTAATCAAATGCTTGGTCATCCGTTACTACCGTGTCTTTCTCCGGTCCGATACCTACATACATCATTCGTCCTCCATGCCGATAATTGCTTTTATACTATCTGCGTCCACAAAATTTCCTTCTACGAACGACAAGAATCCAATTAACGCATCCATCTTCCCATCTAATCTACAAAGACGGGCATATTCCTGTTCGCTTACATAAATTTTATTGTTATCCATTGCTTATCCTCCTAAAATCTGTTAATATAGAATCGTATTTTTTCCTGAGTACCTACGGCTCCCCAGCCTTTTTGTAGGTGCTCATTTTTAATACCCAAACACCAACCACCATCCGATCAACGCCAGCACGAACCCGATCACAGATGCTGCAATCTTATGCCAGTAAGGCTTGTCCTTTTCCGGCAATTCAACCGATACGGAGCGGATATCCCAACTGTTTAAAGCGTTCGGCTGCTGGGTGGTCTGGCAGTGGTAAGTTCCTTTAATCTCCATGCTTGTCCTCCTTTCTACCGCCTAAGCGGTTTTCTCTTTTCGTATCAATGCTCCCTGAATAATCCGGCAACATCCATCTATAAGTTTTTTGACTTCCTCTTCTGTGCGATCCACATAACAATCATCATGTACTCGGATTGTTGCATTTTTTACTTTTACTGTTTCTACGATCAAAATCATCACCTCTCTACTATGTATGCAGGTTGGATTGTCCAAGGTATGTTGTCCATTTAATCTTGTTTACGCTTCGTTCCAAATCTATCAATTATCATGTTTGTCACATCGGTAACAAAGTCCATGTTGACATCAAGTAAATGATCAACAGCCTTCTGGATAATGCTCATAGACTCCCGTGTCACCACGAGACTTGTAACGATTGATGTTATGATCGAGCAGATAACGCTTGCTATTACAATCTCCATGTCAGTCCTCCAATTCTATAACCAGCGTGTCAATAATGGTTCTTATTGTTTTCACAGGTTTTTCCAAAAATTTGGGGTCTTCTCCGGAAATGCTTCCAGGTTCATATATATTTACTGCCGTACCCATTCCAGTTTGGTATACAACTCTCACGGGTGCATCTTCTCCAATTACATTTGCCAAGTCCGCCAACCTCAATGAAGATGGCTTGTCCGCCTTAATAGTTCCAACTTTGATATCGGACGGCTTATCGTCCTTACAAAAAACCCGAACATCCATATTTACTGTAAGTTCTGCGATATCATCTCTCTCTTTCTGTTCTAATTTGTATGATTTCACGCATTTAAGTTTCTTGCCGTCTAAAATTACCCCGTTTTCTATTTTTACAGTGCTAAACATTGTGTTTTCCCTCCTTATTTAAATTCTGACTGAAGTACTTCTATCTTCGGAATCAGTTCTTCCAGAGATTGACTTATCTCCTGATCAGTACTCCGAGAATCCATGTAATAGTCATGGATAGTTGAATACTGTCTTGACATATTCACAACTGAAAATGAAGAAAAAATAACAAAGACAACAAGTGTTATAAGCAGACAGAGTGTCTTGTGTTTTAGGCTATCTACTTCTGTTTTAAGTCCTTCTACTTCTTTTTTTTAACGCATCAAACTCAATTCGATCCATTCTCTGCGATTGAGCATTGTACATCTTTCCTGTACGTTTTTCCGCTTCTTGAACGAAATCCATTCCCGGTGTCCCCGGACTGCCACTCCAACACATTCTATTTTTCATCCTTTCTTACGCGACATCAGAATCCCTGACTATTACGTGATATTTCTTCACTTGTCCATCGCACTGTGTGTATGGGATTTCTCTTGGATATCCATTGTTGGCGTACCACTGCTTTACCATCCCGATCACTTCCGGCGCATATTTTCTAACAGTGCCTTGCCACTTTCCTTTGGATTCCCATGTTTCCGTATACATGTCTTCTGACAAATCTAACCTACGAATAATCTCATTCACAGCTTTGTCTGCCGGCTTGCCTGAACTCTGAAAGTAAAGCCTTGCTTGTCTTGCGATATGTACCGTATCTACATACTGCTGATCCGCTTCAATCGTGATTGGAAGATTTACTCCTGCTTTCTCATAAAGTGATTTTGCGGTCAGGAGCTGGATTTTACTGTTGCATCCTGCTGCTTGGAGCATCGGCGTTAAAATCTTCACAGCATTGTTGACACTGGCGAGACGTTCGTTGCGCTGTTTTGTTTTCGGCATCTCATAAGAGCCAGTTTTTCTGAGTGTCGGTAGAACTTCAGATGTTACCCAGTGTTTGAATTCCTTTGCGGATTCTAGCTTGCTACCGAAGATTAAAGCGTATAAGCCAGACTCGTTGATGATGTACATTTGTCTGTTTTGACCTGATGCACTGATTTGGTGCATCAGCTTGTCATCTTCTTCAACGTGGTTCCTGATTGCGTTATCTGCTCTTTCATATCCAAGTGCCGTTGCTACATCTTTCCCCACAAACCACGGTTCATTGTCAATTGTCACTGTTCGGATTTTACCGAACTCTTCATTGTTAAAAATTTTTAATTGGTTCATTGTGTCTCCTTTCGCTTTTTGATAATTGAAAATAATTTAATACCATGCTAAAATTTTTTTATAATTTCAATGGAGGTTAATCACTGTCTCTTAT